ACTAGCAAAGAATAATAAGTTACTAAATGATCTATTGCAACTAAAAGTTGTTGAAGAAGAATCTGTTTCGATAAAGAGAACTCGGTTTATTGTTCCGTTTGTTACCACAGATTTTGGATCTGCAATTCGTACACGATTTGAGCAAATTTTTTATGGACTAACTGTTTCATCTGAAATTCCGTATGTTCAATTTTTTACATCACGAACTGAAACAAACCGTCACAAATTTTATAGCGAAGATACGAAGAATAAAACACCAATTGTTGATGTTACCATGGTAAAGGGTTGGATCAATGCTACCAAACCTCAGCGCAATCGTCCAACGCTACTTATGTATCGCGGAACATCAAAAGATAACTTTGATCGTATATCAATTACATCATCTGATATCGTTCTTTCAACGTATCGTGATAAGAAATCCAAAAAGACACTTGATCAGTTAAAACGAGAGTTACACGAATGGCTCGTCTCATTTGATGCTGTTGTTGGGTTTACGGATATGGCTGATTTGGATCTTGATCGTTGGAAGCTTGATGATTTATCAATTTTAATTAAATATAGAAAGCCAATTGATGATGAACTCGATTTAAGACGTTTTAACTGTGTATCCTCATTCTTCGGAGTTATGGATAAAACAGACACATTTCGTTTGCTACGAACAGATCATACTGCAGATAACATTAGTGCAGTTGAAATTAAACTTTTACAGATGCGTTCACATCAGGGATTTTTAAGTACACAAGATGTTCAAACTGAACTAAATATTACTGCGGATGAAGCTATTAAACTATTGAAACAACTTGACGATAAATTGGCGGAAAATCCATCGCTTGCCGATCGTTCATTCCGGGGATATCCTCTACTCTTTATTGAACCGGAGCACCTACTTTTCTCATCCGTTGGAAAACTTGATTTAGCTATTAAATATGCGAATCTTCTTCGATTTATATTGTCAACTTCTAAATCCGACGAGTTGGATAAAATATGTCCTAAGCGAATGGAGACAGTGGAAGTTAAATCATTAGTTGAACCAGCAATTGAAGTAACGCAAGATTATGGTGATCTATTTGACTATCTAGAAGAAGAGAAATTAGAAGATGTATCTACAGTTGTTACTCGTACTACTACAGCGCAGAAAAAGCAAGATACAAAGTATAGTTATTTTAACGAACGTTTACGTGCGTTTGATCCCAAAACATTTGACACTCCTGTATTTCCTAAAAAATGTGAACATAAGCACCAGCCAATTATTTTAACAGATGCCGATTTTGAACGATTGACTAACACAGAATACGATCCTACAACATACTTAGACGAGGAACGTCTTCTAAAGTTAGAAAATCCCTCTGGAAGTGTAATTTGTCCAGAGTACTGGTGTGTCCGTGATAACATACCACTGCAGGAGAACCAACTTGATAAATCTGATGGGATACCCAAGTGTCCGAAATGTAAAGGAAAAATACGAATGTCGGACGATAATGATGTTCGCCAGTTTACAGTAATTAAACGCGATAAAGCACTGATATATCCTGGATTTACAAAGACGGGTAATTTTCCATGCTGCTATAAAAGTCCCCATAAGAAAGCATTAAAGACAGACGAAGATGATAAATATTATGTTTTGAGTGAAAATAAAACAAACTTACTGGAATATCGGTTTGCATTTTTAACAGCTGAACTAATCAATTCGTTATATATTGATGAAACGTACGAACTGGTAGTTCGTTCCGGAAGACGTATTCCTTCTGGTGTTTCGGGATATTTTCGGGTTGGAATAGGTCATGCTTTAAAAACACTTCCCACATTATTATCTCCAAAAGCAAACATAAAAAATATTATAATTAAATCCCCAGTTGAATCTATTTCTACAATTTTAAAGTGTTCCTTTATATCTACATGGAAACGTGTCTCGGATTCTCACGCTGCAAAAGTATTTGATATGTTGGAAGAGTTTACTCCATTTTCAAAAGATGATCTTCTCAAAAAAAACATGGCAAGAATTATTTCGGGGATACAAGATGCTTACGAAGCAAATGAGTTATCACCTATACATGAACTAGAATATGCCGCACTTTCATTGCAATGTGATGTATTCCGGATATATACAGATACTAATACGATGGGTTGTATGTTTTCGTCGGTTATAACACGTCCTAAGAATCGTGCAATAATTGTTCTTCAAAATAAAGAAGACATTGATATTCTTTCGCGTATTTTTGTGAGCGGTCGTTCGTTTGCATATTCATCAAATATTTATACTGATGAGTTTAATAGTAAAACACAGCATGAAGTAGAACGCTTGAGAAATATTTCATGTAGAACCGAGGTACCATCGTATAATGATGCACTTAGTATCATGCCGGATATTCTTGGAAAAGTACATGCCGAAACGTATTCAATTATTTTAGATCCATTTGGAAGAGGTCAGGCATTTTACATCGAAGGTAAAATGATATTACCATTTAAGCCTTCACAGTTGCCAGATGTTGCACAGGCAAAAATATCAGGATATAAAGATGTATTTAGTTTACCTTCGTATGAGGACGTAATGAATTATCTTCCAATTGCAGAGGGTTATTCAAAAGGATATTTTTGGAGAGAAGATGTATATGATAATAAAAATCGTAAAGTTGAAATTGTTACATCGTCAGCATTAGTTATTCCCATTCAACCCGAAGTAGGTCAGAACACTCATGAAAATGATGAGGTTACAGACACAGTTCGCAAATTTGGTGAAACTGATTTAGTATTTGGTGAACCATCTGCCGATCTTCAAACTGTATACCGTGATGTAAACTATTCTTCCGAAGTATTTGAATTTTTATTGTTTCAACTTGCAAAGGATTTATCGACCGACGATTATAGTCAACTTCGCGATGCCCTTGAGTTTGGCAATAAAAAGATAACATCAAACCTATTGGAAAAATGGTTCTTGTCTACTACAATGTTCGTTGATATTGAAAATCCTGGTGAATTTATTAGCAAGATTCGTAAACCATGTGGGCAGTTTTCAAAGAATTCTTGCAAAGGAAATTTGTGCGGATGGGATGGAAAAGTTTGTAAAATGAAAGTCAAAAATACAATCAAGAAAGATGAATTATTTCACCGTTTATTGACCACAGTAACTGCAAATGTAAAAATACGCGCAGCTGTTCTCGACAACCGCATTACTCCGTTTTTCAGTACAATTTTATACTTAGAGCTACCTCATGAAATGATTTTATCAGATTCTGAATTAGATAGCATCAACGTTTAGATTCTCCTCATCAGCCTTCTCAAATACTTCATCAATGACTTCATCGCCTGAAATATTGTGATTGATCTTTGTGAACTTCTTAATTACTTGCATATCATCTCTGCTTAACAAGCCAACAATTTCAAATCCAAGTCCTGTATCTGCTACAAGAACCAAGCTTCCGATTTCAATCCAGAAATGACGCTTGTTTCGTCCTTGAAATTTTCCAGGAATTGCCGCCTGAACGACACCTACCAAGATTTCATCGTTTACCTTCTTCTGGTACACAGTTTCAACACGACTGTTTCCAAACAGCTTACTAATCTTGCCAATGTATACGTCTTCTACGTATCCCTTATTTTTTGCAAGATCGTCAATGAAATTACGGATCAATCGATCCTGATTATCACGACTCGCCGACTGCCCCTTGTTCTTGTTACCAGAGTTCTTCTGAGGGACTGACATTTTGTTATCACAAGTCAAATTAAAAACTATTTAAATTCGTTTTTACTTATAATTTGCTCCACAACCATAGTAATCGCAGCTCATAGTACAACATGCTTCGAGGTGACCTTTCCATTCACCAAATTCTTTGCTCTCCTTATTGTAGATAAATTCATACGTTTGTGAATTATCTGTATAAATTAGAAACACTAGTCCTTCACCTTGCAGATATCCGCTTGTATTATCTCCGAGGTGTAGTTTAGAACGTTGATAGTTTGTTATGCAAAACCGGGTTTCAACGAAGTTTTTTGCATCGGGAACTTCTTCCATCTTATTTAATCTACACCAAATGAGTGTATACTCTTTCCGTTTTACAGAATAGATAACCGTTTGGTATCTGTTTTGTAATTTATTAAGTTTAGTTATTCTCCTCCACCACTAGTTTTCAAAAAACTAGAAATTTACGCAGGCACAACCGGCTTGACAAAGTGAACCTTGAGGAAGCTCTGGAGGTTGAGGTACGTAACCTCCTGGCCATCCTTGACGCGTAGGAGCTTGCCAAGCTTGGCGTCCGGTAGGATGCGGCGCTTGAAGTTCGGGTCAAAGCAGTTGTGCGCCTTGACGTAGGTGGCTACGAACTTCGTTACATCCGTCTGGCTCTTCTGGCTCTTGGACGGTAGGCCCATGAACGTCGCGAGCTCATCCGTGATCGGGCGGAGCTTGAGGAACGCGTTGTTGGCGCGGCGGGACTCGTAGGTCTTGCGCTCCTCGGGGGTCATGTCCTCCGGGTTCTTGCGGTGACGCTTGCCCTTGCTGCGAAGCTCACGCTTGACCGCCTTGGAGGCCTCAAGAGCGGACTTCACGGCATCACGCATACGGGTCGTCATCTCCGTGCTGATCGCCTTTAGCGTGTCCTGTAGCGTGGAGAGGATCGCATCGGCCGTGCGCGTATCCTCAACAACGGCAACCGCCTCACCAGAGGCAGCTACAGGGGCGGTCACAACAGGCACCGTAACCTCCGTCTTGGAGGCGGCCTTCGCACGGGGGGCCTTCGCGGCCGGGGCTACAACTACAGGGGCGGCGGCATCAGTCTTCGGGGCGGTTTTGGTCGTCTTGGTATCCTTGGCCATCTTGTTTGAAATAACTGAAGAAGAAGAGGAAGGCATTTCTAACGCGGTTGGTATGCTTACATATATCCTGACCTGTTTAAATCACATTCTGTGAAATCCGCTCATAATTATAAAACATGCATGAAATGGATCCGAACAATCGTTTAAAATAAAAAGTAGAATACTTGAAAGAACATACATATACTGCTTATAGCTACAATGTTGAAACTTTATAGGGAGTTCGTGAATAAATAACAAATATTTATGTCTGCGAGAATTTCTTTTATCAATGTGTTCGTTGGCCCACTGAGAAAAACCTTCAAATAATGATAGTACATAAAAATCGATATTAATAGGGCCAATTCCAATAAACAATTGAGGATCAACACCAAAAAATTCATACGCTTGCAAAATGTGAGAAATGTGTCTAAAACGATTTAATAATATTTGATCCATTGGTCTAATAGAGTCTTCTGTTTGCGATAATGGAAGTTTTTTTCGTATACGGTAAATATGAAGTTTATGCAATCGTTTTTTAGAATCAGAACTTACTGGTTGTCGAGTATACGGATTTATTAGTTCATTAGTTGTATCGAGACATTGTAGCAAGCTTCGTATGTCAAACCAATATATTTGACCATTTTCTTCAAATGCAAAATAGTTAAATGGGGATACCGACTTTGCGTCATCAAACGTAAAGAGTTCTTCCTTGTTTCCACAAGTGCTACGATTCAAAACACCAGGACCAGCTAATCGTAATAGTTCTCTAATATGGTAACCTTTCCATATCTTTTGAATTAATGTAACTTTTATATCAATATTATTTACAGTCGCCCATATTCTTGAATCTTTGACCTTAACGTGTCTTCCGCAAAATAAAAGCCCAGACAAACATTCGTATGGACATTGAAGTGTTGACGTTTTACTTTTACAGGCCGAGCATAACGGCATACTTATTATCTTTATTAAAAACGGATTTAAATCGAATCTGTGGTATAGAAAGTACAACAAGATAAAATGGCCAGCAACATCACTATTCTATCACCCAGCAACATCGATATGAGCAAGATGAACTTTGTAGTAGGACCTGTAAAGCCTAATCGCAGCCCTTCAATTAACATGAAGCACGGCGGTCAGAGTTTTCAGATTCGTCTACCTGCAAAGGTTCTACTTTCAGGTGGTCTTTGGACCCAGGTAGATGACAAGACTGGAGCTAAGTCATATTCAATCAGTGTCCCTCTCAAGGGCTGCGATGAGTATGCAAAGTCCCGTAGCACGGATGGTTCTGACACTGGTGTTCTTTACAACTTTCTTCTCGATCTAGAGGAGACAGTTATTCAGCAGGCGCTCGAGAACAGTACCAAATGGTTTGGTAAGAAGCGCTCTCTAGAGGCTATCCGCGATAGCTTCTCCAAAATTGTGAAGTTTTCAACTGACGTTGTTAACGGCGAGCGCGTACCGAATGGTAAGTATCCGCCTAGCTTCCGAGTGAAGCTTCCCGTCTACGATGGCAGTGTAAAGGCTGACATTGCAGATGGAAATGGCAATCCGATCTATGCTACTCCCGATTCTCTCTCAAGCGTATTCCCTAAGGGAGTCAGTGCCAGTCTAGTAATCAGCGGTAGTGTTTATACGATCTCTGGTGGTAGCTTCGGTATTACCTGGCGCCTTACGTTTGCGCGTGTATATCCGCAGAGTAAGCTAACTGCTAAGGATGTATTTAAGGATGAGAGTCCTGAGGAAGAGGATGAGGAGGATGCTCCGGTTCAGCCTGTAGCTCCTGCTGAGGAGTCTCAGGCAGTTGAGGAGTCAGCTCCTCAGGAAGAGCCTGTTCAGAGCGAGAAGCCGGTAAGTCGTCGTAAGAAGGCGTCGGGAGCTTCAGCTTAGACCAAATAGATGAATTTGTCGGAGGAACATGCAAAATATAATTTGAATCAATAAAAAGAAGAGAATTAGAAGTTATATAAGTTTTTTTCACGGTTGAACATATTTTCATCTCTGAGATAGACTTCTTATTGCATTTTTCGCATTCATATATAGTTGGAGTGTCTTCTACAAATAAAGGAGTTATAATGCGAACATTTGATAAAAGTGTACGATCAATTATATTCTCAAACTCATCTTCCAAACAATCTTGATATGCTTCGGCAGATAGTAAGGACCAAATTGTTTTATCGAGCGACTTCCAATCTTCTTGCAGTAAAGTGGAAAAATCATTCTCACGAAACCAAAGTGCTTCAAATTTTTCTTCGTTGTCCTTTTCATGTTCAGAAAGTCCAACGCGTTTTAGATCAGAATCGTATAACCAATAAACAGAAAGATCTTCTTTTTGATATTGAGGATCAACTAAACCACGATATACAACACGACCATTATAATCCCATTCATCTGCATCTATATCCTGATCATGGTTAGCAATCTCAGGAGATAAATTTTTATAGCATAGACTCGATCTCAGTCTTGAGAACATTTGTTACTAATAAAGTTAATCAAATGAAATAGTTACACGCGTATCGTGATGCTTCATAGATTTTGTAGCTGAATTTGAAAGTTCGTGACGTTTCTTTGGTTGCTCTTCTTTCTTTTTAGAATCCTGTAGACGATTCTCCATATCTTTGTGAACTTCTTCTTGGTGATCTTCTAGATACTTTAGAACTTCATCTGTGATCGCCCATTCAAAAAAGTTTAGCTGGCCAACCGTTGTTTCCATCTCGTGAAACTTAATACGCTTCCAGCGACAGAATGGGTCAAACATTTTTTTACTATACGCCTTTAGATGTGACTTATAGGATAGGTATACAATCATATGTTTTTGAGATTTTGTTACATATGTCACATTATACTTTTTCGAGTAATTTGTAACAAACCAGTCTATTAAACGAAGAGAAATTTTTGATTTTCCATCCAGAATATTTTTTACGTGTTGAAAGTTTTCAGCGTTTGAATAAAACTTTTCCAGACGGTATAATACCCATTGCTCTTGCGATTGAATTTCCATCTTATTGATAGTTTTCATTCTTAACATTAAAATGGATTCGGTTTATATACTAGTATAGGTTATAAAATAAATGAACTGCGCTATTGATGATTTGATTGCAAAGTATGGAAAAAATGATCAGAGAACAGCTGAATGGCATCAAAAGCGAGGTGAGATGCTGACTGCATCTGAAATTGTTAAAGCATGTGTGGATTCTACGCCTGCAATGAAACATGAAATTATCATGTCAAAACTTGCGCCTCGTTCGTCAGAAGGTTCAGGATCACGATCTCTTGTATGGGGAACTCGTTTTGAACAAATTGCAAAAGATATTTACTGTTCTCAAAATCCTGGAATTAATATTGTAGATACGACGTGTATTCCTCATCCAACGTATTCGTTTCTTGGAGCATCGCCAGATGGTATTTTGCGTTCGGTAGATACTACTCATCCGCTTCATAATCGACTCATTGAAATTAAGTGCCCGATTAGTCGTGTGCTAGATGGTAGCCCCGTATCTGCTCAATATATGTGTCAAATGCAGCTTCAAATGGAATGTGCCGGTATCACACAATGTGAGTTTGTCGAGATGAAGTTTAAGGAGCTAACCTATACTGAGTGGGTGGATTCCAAAGCTCAGTATAAATCATTCTTTGGTGTTACAGACGCTGGAGTTGTTACGTATAAACATTTTACTGATTCCAGAACGGTTCCCATTTGGAGATCTGAAATATTTAATCAAGAAGATGATCATCGCATTTTCTATTGGGAACTTTCGCAAATACAGCAACAAACTATTAATCATAATCCAGAATGGTTAATTAAAAATATTGAAAGCTTCAGGACTGTTTGGGATTTAGTACTACAGCATCGGGTTTCAGGAACGCTTCCTCAGAAGCCGTCGGAGGCTGCTTTATTGATCCTGTAGGATAGTAGCGAGTCAACCACTCAAGATCAGCGCGATCAGGATTCTCTGCGTAAAATCCACCCGAGCCGTCGTGTACTTTAAGAAGAGTGTTAAAATACTCCTCATACATGCGGCCAACACGTTCTAGACTAAAGTTATTAACCGCCCAATCACGGCAATCTTGGCGAGAAATACGATCAATATTTTTGCACGCCCAGATATACTGTTCCATATTGCGACAACGATAACCCGTTATTCCATGAAGGTTATTCTCTGCAAATCCACCCCAGTCAGATGTAATTGTCGGTGTTCCGGAAAATAGAGCCTCAATTGTAACACCTCCAAACGGCTCGTTATAAAGGGTAGGTGCAATAAGGGCCTTTGCGTTTTTCATCAGTTCTTTACGCTCGTGAGGCTCAACATAGCCAATTTCAGTTACGTGATCT